ACGATCACTCCAAAGCCAGAGTTTAAATTTAATGCACCAGTATTCAACAAAAATAAATCTTCAAAAGGGACAAAGGTGGTTCGCAGTTCTGAGTCAATTGTCAAAACACTCAAATCAATATCAGAACTTCCCATTGAACATCCCGCTAGAAAAATTGTTGAACAAAGAAAACTACCTAAAAACTCTTACAAAGATTTATTTCTCTGTTCCGAATTTTACAACTTTACAAACAAATTAATACCAAATAAGTTTCCTTCCTTAGATGGCGATCATCCAAGGCTGTTGATACCATTTAGAGATGAAGAGGGGGAAATATTTGCATATCAAGGTAGAGCCTTTGGGAATGAACAACCAAAATATCTAACTATCAAATTACAAGATAGAGATAAGATTTTTGGTTTGGACAGAGTGAATAAAAAAGAAGAAGTTTATGTAGTTGAAGGCCCCCTTGATAGTTTATTCTTAGATAATTGCATAGCAGTTGCTGGTGCAGATATGCCTAGTTTGAATTGTGACTTTACAGTAGTATTTGATAATGAACCAAGAAACAAGGAGATATGTAAATTAATAGAAAAAACAATTAAAGGTGGAACCAAGATTTGTCTTTGGCCAGAAACTATGAAATATAAAGATATTAATGATATGATTTTAGGTGGATACACCAAAGATGAAGTACAGAAGATAATTAAAAACAATACATACCAATCTGCATCAGCGTCAGTTAGGTTTGCAACATGGAGAAAAATAAATGACTAGCAACTATCTACCTACACCATACCAAGAATTTATTCACCTATCAAGATATTCACGTTGGTTGCCAGATAAAGGAAGAAGAGAAACTTGGGATGAAACAGTTGCAAGATACTTTGATTTTTTCAAAGGTCATTTAAAAGATTTACATGAATTTAATTTAAGTGACAGTCTAAGAAAAGAACTAGAGGATGCTGTATTAGATTTACGTGTGATGCCTTCTATGCGTTGTCTTATGACTGCTGGTGAAGCATTAAAACGTGAAAATATTGCTGGATACAATTGTTCTTATGTTGCAGTAAATCGTGTTCATGCTTTTGATGAAATCCTCTATATTCTCATGAATGGTACAGGTGTTGGGTTTAGTGTAGAACGTCAGCACGTTGCACAACTACCACACGTTGCAGATGACTTTCATCATACAGACACTACTATCACGATTTCTGATTCCAAGCTTGGGTGGGCAAAGGGACTTAAAGAACTTGTCGGTATGTTGTATATCGGTCAGATTCCTCGCTGGGATTTATCAAAGATTCGTCCGGCCGGAGCTCCCCTCAAGACATTTGGTGGTCGAGCGTCAGGTCCAGAACCACTAGAGTCTCTTTTCAATTTTGCAGTAAATATCTTTAAAAATGCACCCGGCCGGAAACTTTCTTCTATTGAATGTCATGATCTTGTTTGTAAGATTGCAGAGGTTGTTGTGGTAGGAGGAGTAAGAAGAAGTGCCCTCATAAGTCTCTCAAACCTCTCAGATGACCGTATGAGAGCGGCTAAGTCGGGTCAGTGGTGGAATACAGAACCACAACGTGCATTGGCAAACAACAGTGCTTGTTACACAGAAAAACCAGATATTGGTACATTCATGGATGAGTGGAAGTCTCTTTATGATTCTAAGTCTGGAGAACGTGGTATTTTCAATCGTGAAAGTGCAATGAAACAAGCTGCAAAGAACGGCCGCAGAAATGCAGAACATGACTTTGGTACAAACCCCTGTTCAGAAATCATTTTGCGTAGTAGAGAGTTCTGCAATCTATCTGAGGTTGTAGTTCGTCCTACTGATACACGCGAAACTCTTTTAGAAAAAGTTAGACTTGCTACAATTCTTGGTACAATACAAGCTACACTTGTTAACTTCAAATATGTATCTTCTGTATGGAGAAATAATTGTGAAGAAGAAAGACTTTTAGGAGTCTCTCTTACTGGTATCATGGACAATAAATTACTTAACGGTAAGGGATTGGATCATGCATTACCAGCAATATTGCAAGACTTACGAAACGAAGCAGTTAGGACTAATGAAGAGTTTGCAAAGAAAATTGGTATCAATCAATCTGTTGCAGTTACCTGTGTTAAACCATCTGGTACAGTAAGTCAGTTAGTTGATGCAGCTTCTGGTATTCATGCAAGACACAATCCTTTTTATGTTCGTACAGTACGTGGAGATAAGAAAGACCCTCTTACTAAGATGATGACTGATATGGGTTTCCCTGTAGAAGATGATGTTATGAATCCTAGTCACACAGCAGTATTCTCTTTTCCTATGAGTGTTCATAAGGATGCAGTCTTTCGTACAGACATGAGTGCAATAGATCAATTGAAGTTGTGGAAAATATACCAAGAACATTGGTGTGAACATAAACCCTCTGTAACCATCTCTGTTAAAGAGGAAGAGTGGTTAGCTGTTGGTGCGTGGGTATATGACAACTTTGATATGATGAGTGGTGTCAGCTTCCTTCCATTCAGCGAACATACATATAAACAAGCACCCTACCAAGACATTGAGAAAGAGGAGTTTGATTTGTTGTTAAATAATATGCCAAAAGAAATTGATTGGTCTAAACTTTCAGATTACGAATTAACAGACATGACTATCGGCTCTCAAGAATTAGCTTGTGTTGCTGGTGGTTGTGAGATTTAATTTATGAAACTTATAGTATGTGAAGAATGTGAAGCAGAATATAAAATATTCCATAACATGAATGATATGTATTATGTTATGGAATATTGCACTTTTTGTGGTAACATTCTAACACAAGAAGAATTGCAAGATGAAGTAGAGCTAGAAGGTTATGATGAAGAGGATGAATAGTTGAGTGGAACATTATTTGGTTTTCCTGTCTATAATTTTAGGATTAACCCTGATTCTTATGATAAACAAAAAATAGTCAGCGACATAAAACAAAATTATGAGATAGATGGTAATAGGAATGAGTGGGGCTCTAGTAATCTCCACCATCCCTATGGTGATTGGGAAAACGAAAAGTTCATAGATATAAACTATAATAAACTAAAAGAAGTATATCAAAAAACTTTTGATATGTTCTTTCATGATGATGGTTGGAATAGGGGTTTTATTGGTAATAAACCTTTTAATTTCCATTGGAACATTGTTAACTATACAGCAATTAAAACAGGTCAATACATGAAAGCTCATACTCATCCAGAGTATGATTTTTCTTGCACACATTATATCAATTATAATCCAGAAATACATAGTTCTTTACGGTTCGTAAATAGTAGTCCTACTGGTTTATTTGGTAGAGAAATAATGAACGAACAGTATGATATTGCAGATAGATCAAATTTATCAAATTCATATTTGTATGGTGATTATGACTATCCAGCTGTTGAAGATGATATGATAATATTTCCAGCAACATTACAACACGAAGTTCCTGTTCAAAAAGAAACAGATGAACTTAGAATAGTTGTAGTAACTAACATAAAACTTTTAAATGCTTAATAACATACCCTATATAATATGAAAACAATAATAACTCGTCTGAAACAATGGTACAAAATTAAGCTGGATGGGCCTCCTGTTCCCAAATATTTATCAGGTAAACAGACATTGAAAGTAAAAAATATGAAAACAATAATATGTGATATTGACGGCACTCTATTAAACTACTTACATGACAGACCATTAAGTGAACGTGGTAAGACAGACCATGTTGCATTGCCCGGCACAGTTGAACGAATGCGGCAATGGGAAGTAGATGGTTGTAGAATTATAATCATCACAGGTCGCAGAGAAAGTGAACGAACTAGAACGATTGCAGAACTAGAACGTGTTGGTATTCCATATGATATGTTACTCATGGGATTTGCTGATAGTGGTAGAGTTCTTATTAATGATGTTAATAGTAAGGGTACGGTTAAAGCTCACGCCGTATCTTTACCCAGAGATCAAGGTTTTAACGAATATGATTGGACTCAAGTTGGACTTAAATGACTTGGTATTATGGCGGTAAACCATTTACAAGTGAGATGATAGATGACAATCTTGGTTTTGTTTATATAATAACTAACACAAAAAATAGTAAGTTATATATTGGCAAAAAAGGTTTGATGTCAAAAAGAAGATTGCCTCCTTTAAAGGGCACGAAAAGAAAAAGAATAAAGATAGTAGAAACTGATTGGAAAACTTATTGTGGTTCAAGTGAAGAAGTAAAGTTGTTAGTAGAAGAAAACGGAATTGATTTATTTCATAGAGAAATAATTAGGCTGTGTAAAACTAAGGGTGAACTAAATTACTACGAAGCTAAACTTCAGTTTGAGACAGATTGTTTATTAAAACCAGATGAATACTATAATGCGTTTATCGGATGCAAAATAAGTCGCTCACACCTATTAATTAAGTATTAAAATACCCGAATCACCTAAATAATCCTGTAATATATTTTATAGGAGTCGGTGATGGAGATATTTGCAATTATTGCTGAACTTGGTTTTACGATCACTGCCGTTCTTGCTGGTGGTGCGTTTATCATTATTCTCCTAAAATATATATTAGCATCAGTAGTAGATTCCGCTGCGACATTGAATATGTTGATCACGGCATTAGATAACCGCGTCAAAACTATTAATAATGAAATTGTGAGACTAGACTCTTTGGTATGTCATGTGCTTGGTGTCAAACCAGATGTCCGTAGGATGTCTGCTGCAGATGGCAAGGAGGATGCTAGAAAGGACTAGTGTAATGGAAGAAATTATTAAAGCAGTCCAAGAACGGGGTATCACTGTAGTTATGGCTGTCGGTATGGGTTATTTCATATTCTTTATTTGGAG